CGCATGAGAAATCTGTGGTTCATCAATTGAAACCAGAAGCAAAATGTGTTGTTTTTGGTCAACATAATCAACCTCGTAGTACACCTTCATCTAAAGTTGTCACAAGTATGATTTCTGAATCAGTTGTTAAAAATTTAGGTCTACCTAAGATTCATGGACCACCATGTGAAATGAGAGATGATAGACACAAATTGGTAGATGTTGAAGGGAAAAGTGATACAGCTTATGCATTTCAATTGGATTCTTTTAATAAGGCATATGAAGATTTTGAAAAACAAATCTTAGATGGTCTCACCAAAGAGGATTATGCGCAAATAGGTAAGATGAGTATTGATGCTGTCTTAGCCGGATATGATGGAGTTAATGGAATTAATTCAATGGAGTTTGGAACCGCAGCTGGATTTCCTCTTAAAGGGACTAAAAGACAATTTGTTTGTGAATCTCAGAGGTTTGTTGAAGGAATTTCTTGTCCTCGTGATGTGGATGAAGAAATTTTGGAGGAAGTTAGAAGAATTGAGGAAGAGTTGAAAAATGGAAATAGGATCAATACGGTGTTTAAGGCATCGCTTAAGGATGAACCAGTAAAAATTGGAAAAACTAAGGTTAGAGTTTTTGCAGGTTCAAATATGCCTTTTACCATGACAGAACGTAAATATTTCCTTTCTCTATCTGCTTTGATGCAGAAAAAGAAGGAATTGTTTGAGTGTGCTTGTGGTGTCAATGTGTATTCCCCTGAGTGGGATGAGTTGATGAAGGGTGTTTTTAGGCATGGTAAGGACAGGATTGTTGCAGGAGATTACAAAGCTTTTGATACTAGGATGTCACCAAGGTTTATGTTGGCTGCTTTCAAAATTCTTATTAGAATTGCGGAAGAGTCAGAGAACTTTGATGAGGAGGATTTAACAATTATGCGTGGTATTGCTGCTGAAGTTTGCAATCCAACATATGATCATTTTGGAGTTCTGATTCAATTTCTTGGATCAAATCCTTCTGGTCATCCTTTGACTGTAGTAATCAATTCATTAGTCAATTCTCTCTATATGAGGTATTGCTATTATGAGATTGCTAAGCAGGATAAATGGTGGAAGGTACCTAGTTTCAATAAGGTTGTAGCATTGATGACTTATGGTGATGACAATATTATGTCTGTCGCAAAGAAGTATGATGCTTTTAACCATACTCGTGTTTCTAGCATTTTAGCTGAAGCTGGATTGACTTATACCATGGCTGATAAGGAAGCTGAATCAGTACCGTTTATTACGGCAGATGAAGCAGGTTTCTTGAAGCATAATGCAGTATATGACCATGAAATGGGATTGTACCGTGCGGTAATTGAGGAAAATTCAATTCAGAAGACATTACATACTCATATTAAGAGTGATGTTTTGACTGAGGAAATGCATTCTGCTAGCGCTATCACTGACGTTTTAGATAAATACTTTCATTTTGGTGAAGAGTTTTATAATAAACGAAAGTGCCAGCTAGAGGAGGTTGCACGAGAGTGTGGTTTGATAGGTTATATTGGGGAACTCAAGACGTATGAGGAACAGATGATTCGTTTCTGTGACAAATACTCTTGGCCTCTACCTAGTAAATATCAGCCTTAGGAAGGGCATAGCGCTGGTGAGCGCAATATAAATACACCATTCGCGCTTGCAAGCGCGTTATAAATATGCCCTGCGTAGCAGCATGCAGGTTAAACCAAAGACGCCAAATGAGGTAGTTACTTGTCTTGTTTTAGGAACTTCCAGCCTGAAACTATATATAGAAAACTCATTTGAATGATCCTGCCAGTCGGGATACCCCTATTTAGGGGAGAAGTGTTGAGACTTCAAACAAGAGAAGCTCTGTACATATTTACATGATGCGGTACGTGTGTATATTAAATAAATTGCATTACTAATTTTATATTTTCATTTTTAGCGCAGGTGGACGCTCTTTTCCACCATTTAAATGAACGCTCGGACTGTGGGAATTCTATTCTTTATGAATCGCAGTCTGAGTCAATTAGAATAACTTCGATGGAAGCAAGTGATACAACAAATGTTCAAGTAGCCACTTTTGCTGATGAGGATGCAGGATGGGCAGTTGATCCCGGAAGTGAGCGTGATGCCACTATGGATTTGGCGGATAATACAGTCTCTGATTCCTTGGGAAATTTTCTTGAAAGACCAGTTGCTTTACCTCCATTTGTATGGGGTGTAAATGCTCCTTTCTTGCAAAAATTCAATCCTTGGGAGTTGTTTTGTACTGATCCATATGTTAAAGCCAAAATCAGTAGTTTTGAACTATTGCGTTGTAATCTTTGTGTTAAGTTTACAATTAATGGAACACCATTTCATTATGGCCGATTGATGGCTTCATATAATCCATTAAGTGGTTTTGACCAAGTGACAGTCCAACGTAATTTCTTTGATCAAGATTTGATTGGAGCTAGTCAAAAACCTCATGTTTTCTTAAATCCAACAAAATCTGAAGGTGGTACATTGTGTTTGCCCTTTTTCTTTAGGGACAATTACATGTCATTATCTGATAAGGATTATGAGGATATGGGAGAGATTATTATTAAATCATTCGGTACATTGCAACATGCTAATCAAGGTAACAACCCTGTTACTGTTAGAGCATTTGTATGGGCTGAGGATGTAGTTCTTACTATGCCTACTACTTTGACTTCCCAATCTGGAAAGGCAAGGAAGTTAGGTCCTGATGAATATGGTCAGGGGATAATTTCAAAACCTGCTAGTGCTATTGCGAAAGCAGCGGGATTGTTGAAAGATTCTCCAATTATTGGGCCATATGCTAGAGCTACGGAAATGGTTGCCAGTGGAGTAGGAGATGTGGCTAAGCTTTTTGGCTTTAGTCGCCCTCCTTTACTTCAAAATGAGATGGTAGTAAAACCTCAATTTGGTGGTAATACTGCTAACTCTGATGCTCCAGAAAATATTCATAAATTGACACTAGATTCAAAAGCAGAAGTTACTATAGATCCGAGAGTAACAGGCTTAACTAGTCAAGATGAAATGAATATTCTTAGTCTACTCAAGAGAGAGAGTTATTTAACAACATTTAACTTCTCTACTGATAGTAGTATTAATGATATGCTATGGCAGTGTAGGGTTAACCCTTCATTGCATGGAGCCTTAGGTGAGGAAATCCATCCTACATCTATGGCATTTATCATGAATTACTTCAAGAGTTGGCAGGGTTCCATCAAATTTCGATTTCAG